GGTCGAGTAACGCTCGTAGGGATGGACCACGCCGATATCGGCAACGGTCAGCATGCGCGTGACGATCGCGGTGCGAATGGCTGCGACGCTCATGCGGCACCGCCGGCTAGCTGCGCCCCGATGCGCGTCATCGCGGCGTCAAACTGCTCGCGGATGTAACCCTCCGCGGCGTCCCACGTCTGCTGCCAAACCGGGTTCGCGTTCGTGCCGTGCTCAGCGATCGAGGCGCGTATCGCGTAGGCGACGTTCTCCACCGACTTGTCGAGCAGACCGATCTTCACCTTCACCCAGTCCAGGAGCGGCTGGATCGGAGCCCAATGCGGATTGGTGCCGAGCTCGACGTAGGGCGCATACGGTTGCGCGGTGAAGACGGCGCCGATCACGTTGTCGTCGAACGCCTGCTCATCGGCCTCGATGCTGCCGGCCAGGCCGGCCGCGCCGGCCGCGCCCTTCGGCAGATTGACCTTCAGGCGCGCCTGCAGGGTCTCGTCGATCTTCTCGATCGTCGTGAGCAGCTCGGAACGCGTGATATCCGGCGCGCGCTTCCAGAATTCCGCGAGCTGCAGATAATCACCGGCGTCGAGAATGAACTTCATACCGGGCCACCCGGCCAAACGCGCGTCGGATGGAACAGACGCTGGCGGCCCATCGAATCGGTGCGCTCCGGATTCGCATCCGCGCTCGCCGGTTTCAAGCGCTCGGCCGGCGCAGTGCCGACCACCTTCGTGTACTCGGCGAGCAGATCGTTTTGCCGCTTGCGGAAGCGGTCGCTCTTGCTCTGGTTGCCCGCCGCGACGTCGGCGCCGATCGTCGGCGCGCTGTCGGTGGCGTAGTAGCTCGCCAGCTGCCCGCACAGGTCCGCGGCAGCCAGGCAAGCGACGGCGCGCTTGTGGCGCGCGGGAATCGTGTCGTGCGTATCGTCGACCAGGTGCAGCGCCGTGTAGGTCAGCCGCAGCTCGTCGTCTTCGAGCGGCGTGATCAGCAGCGTGATCTGCTGCGTGCCGTCCGGTTTGTCGTAGAGCGATACCGCCGCGGGGTCGATCTCGGTTGTGGGAATGTTGCCGATCGGATATTCGATCGAGCGCAAAGCCGACACTCCAGGCGTCCACTCGCCGGGCGTGTCCAATCGCTGCGTGCCGTCGCTGGTAACGTCCTCGACCACCGCGCGCGGTGCGTCCACCGAGTAACGCGCCACCGCACCTGCAATCGCGGTTTCGCGTGCTCCCGTGGCCGCCAAAGCAATGACCTGGTCCTTGTCGCGGACCAGGTCATCGACCAGCGCTTGGTAGTCAGCCAGCATCTGGGTTTGCTTACGGAACGACGCTGCCGTCGAAGCCGCGGAAGTCCACTACAGCGCCGTTGTAGATGTGGCGAATCTTGTAGGTGACCTGGTCGTTGGTGAACAGCGACGCATTCGTCGGCTGATCCTGCACGAACAGTTCCGGCTCGCGGCGACCGTTGTAGAAGCCCAGCTCGATCAGCGGCACCTGCGACTTGTCGGCCGTGGCCCACCAGTTGTTGGTGTCGGTCCAGTAGTCGATCACATGCACGGTCGGGTTGCGGCTCTGCACGAACGACTTGTCCAGGTTCGTGGTACGCACGAAGAGGTTGTAAGCCGCCTCTTCCAGGTCGGACGGAACCAACACGTGCCGGGCGGTGATGCCCAGGCGCTTGGCGCTGCTCTTCTCGACCTGCTTCTTCAGGCGCAGACGCGCAGCGGCGAAGCCGGTGGCGTCGAGCGCAACGATGCCCAGGTTGTTGTGCGAGGCATGCGCCAGGGCGACCGCGTCGTAGATCGCCGCGTTCGTGCGCATGAAGTCGAACACGAACTCGTACAACGTGCGGCCCGCGGCCGTCGCCAGCGAAAGCGGGATGCGGCGGATCACACCGACGTCATCGTTCGCGATCATTTCGAGCGTCAGCGTCTCGGTGCCGCCGCGCTTGCTCAGCGCGTAGGTGGCCTTCTCGCCGGTCGGCGAGGAGAGCGCGGTGTACGGTCCGGCCTCGGCGACGGTCGGCAGATTGCCGTAGCCGCCCATGCGCGTGCGTTCCTGCGTGCGGAAGTCGCTGAGCGGCACTTCGTCGACCAGGAACTCGAAGTCGCTCGGGTTGTACGCTTCCAGCGATCCGTACTCACGGATCATCGCGCGCGTGATCGTATTGCCCAGGATGTCCGACGCGAAGGTGGTCGAGTCGATCGCCTCGCGCAGCTCGACATCCACCACCGCCTCGCGCAGGCGCTGCCGATCGCAGTTCGCGAGCATGCCAGTCACGCCGCGGTCGCCGGTGATGTCGATGTACGCTTCGCGGAAGCTGGTCGGCGCCTTGGCGCGATCGAAGAACGCGTCCAGGCGCTCCTGCACCTTGTCGGCAAAGTCCTTGCCGGCTTCGACGCGCGTGTCGCCCAGGCCGCGGATCTGTGCACCGCTGCCGCCCACGCTCTCGCGAAGCTTGACGACGAATGCGCGCTCTTCCTCGATCGCCTTCGTCACGTCGGCATCAGTGAATGACGCGGCTTCCGAGAAGCGCGTAGCCAAACGCTGCTGAATGATCTCGGGCAGCTTGCTCTGCGCGATTGCCACGCGAGCATTCGCCCGCGCTTCGACCATGCGGAAGCGCGCGTCGAGGTCGGCCTGGGTGACCGGCGCGGGTCCACCCGCGCCGGTGCCGCCAGCGTCGTCGTCGGAATGTTCACTCTCGGCCGCCACCGCTTCGCGGTAGGCGGTCATCACTTCTTCGTCGGTCGCCGCGGCAAGCGCGTCGGCCCGCTTGGCGCCGAAGGCTTTGGCCTTGCTAGCGCGGATATGGTCAAGCATCTGCTGACGCAGTTTCATGTCGCTCTCCAGGAGGGATTCGGTGAAACGGATGACTTGCCCGCCCGCGCCGGGCTCGATGATCAGGTCGACGCTGCTCACCTTCGTGAGCGACGTCGCCTCGCGGAGCTTGCCGACGCGTTTGGCTTTGCCATCCGCGTCGATCGACAAGCCGAACAGGTCCGTCATGCCACGCGCGACGGCTTCGCGAAGCTTCGCTGCGACATCGCTCGTTTCGAGCACGTCGAGCACGGCTTGGATATGCGCCGGCTGCTTGCCGGCGGCCTCGATGAAGCGCGGCTCGGTCAGCTTGCCGACCAGCTTGTGGAAGTCCTTGGCCTTCGGGTCGCCCCTGGAGTGTTCGTCGTCGTTCCTGACGAACACGCGCACGCCTTCGAATATCGGCGCGGCTTCGCGCAACACGGCGGCCGGGTAGGTCACGCCATTGAGCGACGTGCCGGCATTGATCACGCGGACCAGGTAGCGGGTGGGCTTGGAAGCATCGGCGGCGGCGAGGGCTTCGATGAAGACACCGGAGCCGTTCGCCGCCGCTTCTGCCACCCGCGCCCCCACAGGTGCGTAGTCGACGACGACCTCCGTCGCGGCGCCGAGCGCCACCACGTTGTCGTCGCCGATCGTGTACGGGTAGGAGTAGTAGCGCCCGCGCGAGCAGACGATCACGCGGTCGGGAAACACCGCGTCGATCATCCAGTAGAAGCCGCACAGGTCGGGCGAGTTGTCGCGCGTCGTGCGGACGGCGGCGTTGACCAGGTCGATGACCTGGCCGAGTTCCGACGCCGCTGCTTCACGCAGCTTCACGCCGGAGATCCCGGCCGCGGCAATGGCCGCGGCGATCGCTTTGAGTTTCACTTGCCGTCGCCCTTGGCGCCGACGATCTCCTTCCACACGTGCTTGGCATCCTGCAGCACGCGATGGATGAACTTGCCGGCCTTACGTTCGGCCAGCACGATCACCTCGCCGATCGGCGTATAACCCTCTTCACCTGGCGCGGGCGTCGGCGCAGCGGCCTGGTCGACGGTTTCGGTCGTGGCGCCATCGGCGCCTTTGGTTGCAGTATTGGCTTTGGGAGACACGGCACGCTCCTAGCGAATGGGATTTCGCTTGTCGGAGCGGATGATGCGGAGAGCGCCCTGGGGAATTCTTTTAACGGGCGATAAAGAAAACCCCGCACTCGGCGGGGTATGAAATCAGCTTAGCACGAAGAGCGCGCAGCGCAATCCAGATCGTCACGCACAGCTTGATCCGCTTCGGGCCAGCGGCAGGCGCGGTGGCTTCGTGACGACGTGGGGGATTGTATACAGCGATACGGCTTTACGCGTCGGCAAAGCGTCGCGGCGTGCTGTAGGAGATTTCCTACATGCGCGGACGCTTGCGGCGCGGATACCAGCAGATCGGGTGCACCACGGCATGGTCCGGCAGCTCGGCCGGGGGCCAGCGCAGGCAGCGCAGATGCTTGCGGAAGCGTCGCTTCGAGTTGCGTCGCACTTCGGTGACAAAGTAGACCGAGCCGCCATTGCTGCGCAGGAAGTGACCCACCTCGACATGCGCAGGGCTGTCGTAGTAGAGCTTGCACTCGGTATGCATCGCGCGCGTGCGCATCGCGGCTACGCCTCCGGCACCGCGATCATCATGCAGCCGCAATTGATCGACTCGCCGGCGCTCAGATTCGGATCGCGCGGATAGCGTGCGTACTCGACCGCGCCGGTGCGGATGTCGACCAGCTCGAACGGCTGGTCGACCGGAATCGGGTTTGCCTTCGTCTCCTGGGCGCACAGAACATGGCCGGGGCGCGGGTGCGCCTTGCCGCTGTGAATCCAGCTCTTGCGCAGACCAGGTCGCCGCGCGAATTTGGCGAGCATCGTTTCGTACTGCGCCGCCGAGTACACGCGCCCGATCTCGGTAT